TTAGCTGATGTGGTCATAGCGGCGGTCTGAAGAGCCGTGGAAGTTGGTTCGATTCCAACAGGTTGCACCAAATATGCCCATGTGACGGAATTGGTATACGTACTGGTCTTAGAAACCAGGTTCTGAGAGTTCGAGTCTCTCCGTGGGCACCAGTAATATTGTAACAAGAGTAATAAAAGTAATATCCTATTGTGGTGGGTTTCATACTGATGTATAATTGCATCCATGAAAAACACTATATTACTTTTATCATTTTTGGCAACTGCATGTGGCGGTGGAGGTACATCAGATACTTCCATAACTAAATCATGTGTCAGTAACATTGTAGCAACTATGTCTGAGATGACCTCGCCATTTTTTGAAGGTATGGGTACGCCTGATAGCATTACCACATTTCCTATAATAAATGGCCAACATAGTATTGAATATGATTTTAAATCACTACATAAAAGACTGACATTCATTTGGACAGACCAAGGCATTTGCCAAGAAATAGAAACAACAATTTGACTGCCGTTCGTATAATGGATAATACAGAGGTCTTCTAAGCCTTTAATAGGAGTTCGATTCTCTTACGGCGGACCAAATTTGCCTCGATAGCTTAATGGTAAAGCAACCGACTCATAATCGGTGGAGTCTGTGTTCAATTCACAGTCGAGGCACCAAGTTTACCATTATATTGCTTGACTTCTAAATTGGGAGCCTATATAATAGATAACATGATGCGGGTATGGTGCTAGTGGTAACACAAGACCTTGCCAAGGTTTAGTTGAGAGTTCGATTCTCTCTACCCGCTCCAAATTGCGGAATTAGTTTAATGGTAAAACTGTAGGTTTCCAACCTTCTGTTGTCAGTTCGATTCTGGCATTCCGCTCCATATTAAAGTAATAAATCCTACATATAGTAATTGCATATATATTAATAGCGGGATAGTAAAACAGAATTACGGAGGACTCATAATCCTCAGTTCCTGGTGCGACTCCGGGTCCCGCAACCATATACAAACTACTTCAAATTTTTAGGTGAATAATCATGGCCAGAGTCCTGTTTCTTCTCAAGCGCAGAGAAGACTATAATAGCGTATTGCATCAAAATATTGGCCTGAGTACAGGCCTTTACAATTCAGCCAAATTTATGGATGATATGTTACAGAAAAGTGGCATAGAGTCAAAATTATCTGTGTGTACAGACAACAATGATATTGATAGGAAAGTAAACTTATATAAACCAACCCATGTCATCATAGAAGCATTATGGGTAGTACCAACAAAGTTTGCGGTACTTACAAAATTACATCCAAAAGTAAAATGGATTATACGTCTTCATTCTGAGATGCCATTCATGGCAGGTGAAGGCATGGCCATGGATTGGATTGCAGAATATTCTTGTTACGACAATGTAAAGATTGGTGTTAATGCACCTAGAATGATGCGTGAAGTTAAAACATTTTTACAAACAAAACATCCTGGCCTAATCATTGATAATAGAGTTATATACTTACCTAATTTTTATCCACAAGAATATGTAAGAAAAGAATTCAACAGAAACAAAGATACAATAGACATTGCTTGTTTTGGTGCAGTTCGACCATTGAAGAATCATATGGTACAAGCAATTGCAGCCTTAGACTTTGCTAATAAGATTGGCAAGAAGTTGAATTTCCATGTGAATGCAGGTCGTATTGAAATGAAGGGTGATGCAGTCATCAATAACCTTAGAAATATGTTTGAGCATTTGAACGATTCTGGTCACCAATTGATTAATCACCAATGGACACCAAGAGAACAATTTTTGGAACTATGTGCTAACATGGACATTGGATTACAAGTTAGTTTCTCCGAAACATTCAATATTGTCGGTGCAGATTTGATTTCACAAGGTGTTCCATTGGTAGGAAGTAAAGAGATTCCTTGGTCTTCTAGGGCATACAATGCAGATGCCACCGACAGTAAAGACATTGCTGATAAACTTGAATGTGCTTATCATCATCCAAAAATAAACGTTTGGTTGAATCAAATTCAACTAACAAACTACACAAACAAGACAAGAAAAATTTGGACTAAATATTTCCTTTAAGGAGTTTTATATGACACACATGGTAAAAAGACACAAATGGGTTAACGGCATTTTAGAGTCCTACAACCACATTTTTGGTTCATTTGAAGAAGCCAGAAACTTTGCTAATAATGCTGATGCAGATACAGCTAAAGTATATGACCAGAACGGCCAGTTACTGCATGAAGTTCAACCAAATACACAAGACACTTACGCTTGATTACCTTACAAATTTAACATAAATTATAACTACAACCATTGCAATAGTCCATAGAAATGCAATAAATGCAAAGAAGAATTTGAGCGGTAATTCTATAAGAAAATCCGAAAAGGACATTTCTTCAACAATATCATCATCATTCTGATTGTTGTTTGAGTTCTTCATCTTCTCTTTGTAATTTTTGTTCGTATTCTTGTAATTCCAACAAGTGTATTCGTTTACGTTCGGCCTGTCTTTGAGCAATGACTTCAGGTTCTAGTTCAGGCCATCTTTGTTTTCTATCATGTGAAACCCATGCCATCAGTATTACCATCGTAACCACTAATGTAAATGCAAGAACACCATAAGATAGTTCAGTCATATACATTTTTAATTTGGCACGTTTTCTGGCTGCAGCTCTTTCTTCGTCACGGAGTTTTTTCTTTAGCAAAATCTTTTGCTCAGACCCCATAGACTTCATCATCTCACTTACATCAGTCCACAAACCACCTAATTCTTCAGGTGCGTTATAAACCATCATCTCACGCAACTCAACTTGCATTTGTTGTAATTGTTTCTTCATCAATACAAGTTGTAATGCACGTTTACCTAGACTCGATTCACCCTCATATAACTCTTCACGGTTTTTTCTTTCTTCTTCTTCAATGACAGCCATACATTTTGTCATGGCATCAAAGAAGTCACCAAGATAATTACCAAGTTCAGTATAGATACCAGTAGTCTCGCCACCACGTTTGTTTAATTCAATGACACGATTCTTTTCCTGTATGAATTGATTCTTAACTTCTACGGAAACTGGAGTGCCAGGAGGATGTGCTTTGTGGAACTGGTCGTCAAGGTCCTTCAGGACGGATTTAACCTCTCCTGCTGCACCTTTAATATCTTTGTATAGTTGACAACCTTTTTTTACGGCTGCCACGGCTGTATTAGCCATAGCAAATAGCGTAATTGGATCCATTTAAAGCCACTTCCCTTTATAATTTAATCATTATGGTAAAGATGGCACGAACACCTTGCATGTTCTTATGAATTCATGTACAATAAGTATTTATACTCGAAACCTTTTATGGAGAAAAAATGACTATTAAAGTATTAAAATTGACCAGCGGAGAAGACGTTCTAGGTGAAGCTTTTATTTTTGAAGGCCAATGGCATGTAAAAAATCCTGTAGGTATTGCAGTTGTTCGTGGTAAAGACGGCCAACCAAACGTAGGTTTATCTCCATTCCCACTACATTCACCGCAAAAGAAAGATGCAACTATTGACATACCAGTAACAAGTGTAGTATACTCTTATGTACCAGCACAAGATTTTATTGATAACTATAATCAAATCTTTGGCTCAGGCATCGTTCTTCCAACTCCAAAACAAATCATCACAGGTTAATGTCTAATTTTTATACTAATGTCCAATGCTTTGGTAGTTCTATTCTCTACCGAGGCGTAATGAATGGCAAAAGAGTCAAGCAAAGAATTGACTATGAACCATCACTTTATATTCCATCCAACAAAAACGCACAATTCAAAGCATTAGATGGTACGCCTCTAATGCAAAAGAAGTTTGATAGCATCAAAGAGGCCAAAGAATACTCTAAGAAGTTTGATGAGGTTATTGGTGCACCTAAAATCTATGGAAACACTCGTTATGAGTATGCCTTTATCGGTGAACAACACAAAGGCATGGTCGATTGGGAACAAGATAAGGTTGTCATTGGTGTAGTCGATATTGAGGTCGGTTCTGAGAATGGTTTCCCTGACCCATATCTAGCTAACGAACCAATCACCGCCATTTGTATTAAGTATATCAATGGCACGACTCTTGTTTTTGGTTGTGGTGATTATGAAGTCCAAGGCAAAGAGATTTACATAAAATGCAAAGATGAATGGACTCTCTGTAAGAAATTCATTCAACAATGGGGTCATAACACACCAGACGTATTGACTGGATGGAACACCAAGTTCTTTGATATTCCATATTTGATTAATCGGTTTCGTAAGATTCT